GCGCCCAAGACTGAAGCGTGGAAGCCTCGAACCCGCTATTTGCTAGGAGATTCCCCCCGCCGATGCTGACTGCAAGTTGCGAGGCTATCAGTGTGCCGGTGACAGCCGCCGCGTTCACGGATGCAATTTGCGAGGCTGTTAGCTGCCCGGTCACCTGTGAAGCTGCAACGCCCGCTATCTGCGCCGCCGTGATGGTGCCTTGAATGTTGCCAGCCGCAACCGTAGCCGACTGCCAGGCGCTCCCGGTGCTCATATAGAGAGCCTTCGTCACCGTGTCATAGACCAGCCGATTCGCCGGGTAGGTAGAGTTGGGAAGAGTCGGCAAACCGTTGACCACGATGGGCGCCGAGTTTTGCGCGGTCGTAACGGCCGTGTTCATCTTGGTTGTAGCATCGGTTGCCGCAGCGGCGATAGCGGCTGTCTGCGCCGCCGCGGCCTGTGCGGCTGAGATTGCTCCCTGAAGCGCCGTGCGCAGTGTAGCGATGCTCGACCAGTCGTTCGAAAGCATGGTCTGAACGCCAAGCCAGGGGCCGCTCATAGTGCCATCGGGCCAAGTCGTTGCCCAGTTGGACGGCGCGCCGAATCCGGTCAGCGTCGTGTTGATCGTGGCCACTGCCGAGTCATAGGCCGTCGAGGAGCATCCCCACGTTGACGCCAGCGAGTCGAGCGAAGTCTTCATCGCAAGCTCGGCCGCATATTGCGCCATGAGCGCGATCTTGTAGCCGTTGGTCAGGTAGTTGACGTTGCTCGGGCTGCTGCCAGGGTCAATCGGTGTTGTCGTCGGTACGAGGCTTATCGAGCTTCCGGTTTCAGTCCAAGAGGAGTCAGGCATAGATGGCCCTCACAGCCGCGTTGACGGTGCCCATGGTGGCGGTTGGGGTCACGGGAATGGTGACGGAGAGAGTCGTCGGCCCAACCGTGACGATGTCGAAGAGGTAATTCGCCGCCGCTGTCGGATCGCTGCCAGTAAAGGCCACAACCTCAAAGCCGCCGGTCGGAGTTGGGAAGTTGCCCGGCCAGGTCCAGGCGATGGTCAGCCAGACAATCGCCGCGGTAGTCAAGCCGCCGCTTGCGGTGACGCTCACGCCCGCGCTTGCCGCTGTGCTGCTACCGCTCCCGCTGGTGTTGGTTGCGCTCTGCGTCACCGTGACGATAGGCGGGGCCGGGAATTTGGTGCCCACAGGCGTGTAGCCGTAGGCCGTGCAAGCGCTGAGGCTCTGCAACCCTGAGCCCATAGCGTTGAAGCTCTGCAGCTTGACGTAGATCGTCTGGCCGATAAGCGCAGACTCATACGGCAGCTTGAAAATGGAATCATCCAAGAACATGAAGCTGGCGCCGGATGCGTGAGAGGCAATGGCCGAGCCGTAGCCGCCGCGCCGCAAGCTGGTGAGGTTGTAGGCGTTCGCGCCGGTCAGCGTGGCCGTGAGGTAGGAGACGATCTCCGAGCCGATCAGGCAGCCAGTAGCGAAGGAATCGCGCCCGTTGGCGCTGGTGCTGTTGAGCGTCCCGAGGCTGGCGGCCAGGCTCACGGCGAGAGTGTCTGTCGTGTCAGGGTCAGCAGTCAGAGGCAGGGTTGCGGTGAGCGTTCCGATGCGCGCCGATGCGTTGATGACGCCCACTGGCGCCACGCCGTAGCTGTTGCCGCCGTCAAGGCTCACCCAGACGTTGCAGCCGCCCCAGAGCGTGGGAGTTCCGCAAGCTCCTATCCAGATCTCCGGGCCTCCGGATTCGGTCATGAGCGTGGGCGGTTCGAAGACAACCGCGCCTGAGACTGTCGGGGCCGGGCTGGTCGACGGGGAGTTGCCGGAATTGACCTGGACCGTGTAAAGCGCCGCCGTACCGATGCCGAAGGGCCACTCCTCAGCCGTGACGGTCAGGCCGTCCTCTTCGCTGGTCTCGTCCGGCATGTCGATGCTGACAATGCGGACGATCTTTTGCAGCAGCCCTGAGATGTAGTCGGTCAGAGTGACGAGGTCCATCGGTTCGAGGAGAATGTACCGCCAGCCGATCTTGACGGTGTAGGTGTTGCGGACGAAGACGTTCCGCTGTGCCTTGATGGCGCTGATTTGCTGCGCGTGAGCGGCCCGCGTGATGAGGTGGAGAGTCATCGGCGAATCTTGCTTCAAGCCGTTCAGGGACACGTCCGAAGGCTCCGGAGTGTCGGTAACGCTCACGTTGTAGCTGTTGGTGCGGTCCCACCATTCAATCGGAACGTCGTTCTTGATGTCCTGAGTGCTGGACCGCGAGATTGATACCGGGTCTGTGCCGGTGGGCTTGCCGTCTTTGCCGATGGCTCCAAGGAAGTCGTCAAAGGTCAGGTTGTAGAGCGGCGTGGTGTTCGGCGTGTAGGTGACGCCGTTGGCCGTGATAGGCGTGTCGCCGTAGGGAACGATCTTGAGTTGCATTCCCGTTGTGCCGGCTGACCAGACAACCTCCGAGTTTGTCGCGTCGAGGATCTGCTGAAGGCAGGTCGCCGCATCGCTCTGGTCCGTGAAAGCCGGGCTGATGGCAAAGCCGCAAGCTGTGCAATAGGTCTGGAAGCTTGATGCGCCCGTCACCATGTCAGCGATGCGCGCCGCCACGAACCCGGCCCCGTAGTAGGGATTCGTGAGCATGTCGAGGACGACGGCCGACGGCTTGGCGTCATACGATCCAGCCCAGTTCGGGTCTTGCTCGGTTCCGAGGAGCGCCTGAACTTCAAAGTTCCAGTTGGGCGGCGTGCCGTCCGAGCCGAGAGCGGCCTGAAGAACGCCGACATAAGCTGTCCCGCTGTAGCCGAGCGCACGACTGGGCCATTTGCTCTGCCACGGCCCCCAGGGCGCTTGCGGCCTTGCGCCGGTCATCAGCGAGAGGCCGTAATAGCTGAGGGTGTAGCAGTCTTTGTCCCGCCAGACGCGCTGAACGCCAACGATACCGGATTGACCTCCCTCGCAAAGAGCGAGAATCAAGTCAGACCAGTAGTTGTACCCGGTCACACCCCCGCCGCCGCCCTTGCCGCCTCCGGAATTGGTTGCTTGAGACTTGAAGCCGGCGTAATCGATCATGTTCGACGCAACAAGCGTGCAGCCATAGACGAGCGCCTTGGGTTTGCCGTACATCGAGGTCGAGACCTGGACGGATGCCAGCTTGACCGGAGTTTGCGCGTTCGAGGAACCGCCGCCAAAGAGACCGCCCATTACTCCCTCACCTTCGCCCAGGGCGACCAGATGCCGACGAACCGCTCGGCAAGGTCTTTGTTCGCTACCGCGTCGTCAAGAATCACCATTCCGGTCGGCTGGTAGCTGTGGAGGATAACGGGCCACTCGATGACGATTGCGCCGTGCGCCGGGTTACGCCCGAACTGATACATGGCAATGTCGCCGGGTTGGGGCGGCGTGTCGGGCGTGATCTCGATCTTGGCCGCGAACTTCTCGACGATCTGGAGATAGACTGGCTCGTCACGGTGCAGAAACCAGTCGTGGACGTACTCGCCGGGGTCAACGTGCGGAAGGACGCCAGCGGCCTCGTAGACAGCCGCAAGGATCATGCCGCAATCGACGCCAGCGCCCTTGACGCGGGCATGGTGATGGTAGGGAGTGCCAAGCCATGACCGGGCCTCCTCGACAACATCCTCGCGTTGCAGCATCACTTCGAGTGAGGTCATAGCGCCGTGCTCGTTTCCGGGACATAGGGAAAGCCCTGGTAGTTGTTCGAGTTCGAGTAACCCGCGCAAGCTGAGGCCGTGCGGGCGCAACCGGGGTAGATGGTGAAGGTGTCGCCCGTTGCCGGGGTCTGAGGGAGTGGCACGGTCAAGACGGCCGTCCCGCCGGTGTAGGTGCTCACCGTGCGCCGTGAGCCGGATGCGGCCCCGGAAGTCATCACCAGCACACCGAGGGCGTAGTAGCCGTTTGCCTTCCCGCTGATGCCGGTAGCGATAGCCGTTGACGTTGGGGTTCCTTGGCATGAGCCGGCCGTTGTGAGGCTCGGCAAGCTGATGCCGCAACCTGAGTCGCCAAAGCAGTTCGCGCAGCCAGGCTGGAAGAGAATCCGAGGCATCTGGTACTGCAAAAGCTCGAGGTCTGACTTGACGTGCAAGACAACCTGAGTCGAGGACGGGTCAACGCCCGCGCAGTTACCCTCGAACAGAACCACGGAACCCATGGACGTGTCGCCGGGATAGGCCGAGAAGACGCGCTCCACGCGCACCCGCGCCGCGTCGAACGCGCCGTTATGGGCTGCAAGGCTGATGTTCGTGCCCATGAGTTGAGCCGAGCCGCCGGCCATCAGCGTCAGGTCGAGAGTGTCAACTTCAGTCCCTCTGGCGTTGCGGATAGCCCCGCGCTTCACGAGAGGCTGGCCGCCCTGATCGATCGATGAGGTAAACAGGAGGCTGTTAAGGGTCAGCGGAATGTCCGCATTCGTCCAGCGATAGACGCCGCCCGGCTGCAATGTGATCGTGTAGCAGTCGGCCATCGTGAAGACGGCGTTCGAGTTGAGATAGGCGATTAGAGCGGCGCTGGCATATTTCATTTGAGGGTGATCACCTTCACCGTTCCGCCATCCCAGGCCAGTTGCATGAAGCGCTTGAAGGTCATGGCGTCGTCAACGAACCGGCAGATGCGGGCGAACTGGCCGGTCCAGGTGATCGGCAGTCCGTTGGCGGGGGCGGTGGTGAAGGTCACCACGCCGGTTGTGGCGTTGTAGCTCACGCCGGAAGTCTGCAAGACGCCGTTGACATAGATCGCCGCGGACTGGATGATTCCCGCCGAAAAGCCCTCGTTATCGACAAGCTGGAAGACGGTCTGCGCGCCGTTCCCGGTCCCGAACGGGCAGGCTGTCGGGCTTCCGTTCACCGGGTCGATGAAGTAGAAGGAATCCCAGGCCCCGCGCATGGTGTTGAAGAAAGAGGCAAGCTGCAGAAGCTCGTCAGAGAGCGTCTTGGCGCTGAAACCGGCCTGACGGACGAAGTTCAGCGTCCATTCGTAGGTCCAGCGCGGCGATGTCCAGAACGTGGCGCGCTGCTCTTTGCCGCTGGCGCCGGTCTGAATCAGCGTGGCGAACTGCGAGGTCCGGTCAACCTCGATGTCCAAGCCCTTGAGTCCGGATGGGAAAAGCTGGGTGCTCATGCGCCGCCCTCTGTGTCATATTGGCCGCGATGTGTGGCCGTTCAGACACAGTTTAGAGCGAAATTGGGGCAAGAAACCGCCTTGGGAAGTGGCGAAAGAAGGGATTGTGCTCAGTTGGGCTTTTGAGGCGTTTTGGGGGTGACTACGATAATGTCCGACGGAAGCCCGGCCTCGGCCGCAGCGACCCTCTGCACGTCAACCTTCCGCCGGAAGACGCTACGCCGCTTGCGGACCTCGTCCAGTTCGCGCATGATGCCACGCACTTGCTCCTGAAGCTCACCCTCGCGCCGAGCTTCCTGTTCGTCAGCCTCCGAGAGGGTACACTCTGGTGGAATCTTTGTCTTTCTGAGCGCCTTCCTTGCGTCCAAGCGAATTCGCGCCGGGTCTAGGGAACGCACACGCGCCTCGTCACGCTCACATAGCTCGACGGCAAAGCCGGCGTCCGTTAGGGCGGCCAACTCTTCCTTGGCTTCGGCGATGATCTTTCGCAGTTCCTCTTGTCGCTTGTTGATGTGCGACGCGGCAACGGCGTAGCGGTTCGGGCGGACCATGGCCCAATTCTGCGCCACATTGCCCGCATTTTGCAAATGTCCTGTGGGTTGCATCTTGTTGTGTGGGTTGGGGTTTTATGCGCGAAGCTGAGGCGAAAGGTTGACGTGTTGGCGGCTGGTGCTGTGAAGTAGGGAGGGTAAGGAGTACGACCATGAAAGCCGTCGCTGCTGTTGCCTCCCTGCTTTTCGCCGCTTCTGCCCTGGTATCCGGCTGCGATTCTGACCACGACGCCAAACTCGCCGCCGCGCAAAAGCACTTCGAGGACGTGGCGAATGCGCAGCAGGACGCCTTGCAATGGAAGCTCGACGACGCAACCGCTGTCGGTTTATTCCGCAGCGATGCCGACGGAGGTGTCCGACGCTATCTCGCATTCCGAAAATGCCACGAGGAGCCACCTACCCAGGACGCCAATAAGAAGGTGTGCGCTGATCTGCAAAAGCGCGTAGCCGACAAAGAGCGGAGAGATGGGGCACAGCAAGCAAAAGAGAAAGCCGCTTGGTAAACCCTACATCCTTCTCTTTTTTACCGCATCCTGAATTGTAGATACGATGTGCCCCTGATTGTTCTGAAAGAAGCTCTTCGCATCCAATACGCCATGGAAATGCGCGTTGAACGTGTCACCGCCTGATGAGCTCCCAGAGCCCCCCGCAGCGCCTAAGCGACCAACATCCCCGTTATTTATAAGCTTGTTCATGTTTTGAAGCATCTGCGTTGTGGGGGCTGTCAAGACGCCCTCCCCCTGGTGGGCGAAGACGAAGCCGGTCTGATTGACCAAGCCTCCGTTGTCGAACGAATCGAACGCCATGACGCCCGCCCAAACAGCAGCTGCGGCTATGGCGCCCAAGACCGGGCCTACTACCGGGATACCAGCCATTGCGCTGTAGGCGTGCGCAGCCGCCGTGTCTGCCGACCCGATGAGAGATTTCAGGTTTGATGCGCGCTCTACAGTGTCCCGTTGGGCTGTCCCCACC